TGTACCAGCCAACGTGTGTGTCCCACCGTCAACCTTCACAATCCCTTGTGTTGACCCGGTGCCAGCGAACACAACATATGCGTCCGCACCAATCGTTTGAATGTCACGGATCGTGCCGGTGCCCGTGATCGTCGTCCACGTTGGGGATACAGCAAACGGATCAGTTGAATACTTGATGTTTGACCCGTCGGTGTACCAAACCTCGTCACCGACAACTGCTAGGAACAGGTTCGTGCCAGCCGTCGAGGAAGACAATTTCGTGTCGTTCAACAACGTGAGTTCGCCCGGTTCCCACACGTCAACACCCAACGACAAATTGAACCGTTCAACATTCGAATCAGGAATGTCCGCATACTTCTGATCCATCCCGAAATGCCACGACGACTGACCACGCCGCCACAAACCTTGCGGGTTGATCGCCGCCTCACCAGGAATATCCGAACCGTCCTGCGACTCACGCAACCGTGCCTCAAACGTGCGGGCATACCGGCCAGAAGCCATATCCAACATGTACGGGCGACCGGCAATAGCGACAGGGAACACGTCAGGGACAAGATCCGACGAACCAGGATTACCGGTATAGAACGTCGGTCCACCCGTGTACGGGGTAGTGAACGTGATAAGCGACATTGTCGCCTACTTCCGTATACGGATCGGGTACTGGCGGTTCAGCCGTGCCGCTTCGGCTTGGATACGGTCACGTCGCAACCGTTGCAACTGGATCATCGAGTTTGATACTGCACCGGATGGCACTTCTTCTGGGCGGCGTGTGTCGCCTTGCGATTCGGTGAAGTTCCGTTTGATTTCGCGTCCTGCCATCAACCGCATTTGTGCGCCTAATACGAGCAGATCATCTAGGTATGCGGATGCGCCAACATCGGTGACCGTTGACGCTTCGGAGCTGAACGTGCCGTACCCGGCTTTGTAGATGACTCGGATGGTGCCTGCACGGGTGAACTGGTCGAGGGCTAATGCGAACCCGGAAGCGAAATCGCCGGTCGGCATGTCTCGTAACAGTCGGACTTCTCGTAGCACCGGGTAGTCGTCGTTGAGGTAACGGTAGCGGACATCGAACAGGTCGATCATGTCGGTCGCACCGGTGATGTTCAGCATCCGGTCGGAACCGTTGTATGCGAGGTCAACGGTTTTGACTTGGAACAGGCCGTTCATTGGGGATGACAGGTCGTTCAGATCAGAGTTCAACTGGTCAAGGACGGAGGATCGTGGGAACCTCGGTGACACGGTAGCGATGGCACCGGTGTCGTGTGATGCTGCGGTGGTGCCGTTGAATCCTCGTTCCACGGTCAACGTCTTGGACGACGAATTCGAGGACCACACATACATTTGTTCGTTGTCAAGTTCGAACACGCTGCCGTCACGCAAACCGCCCAACGGGTACAGCATTGTCATGGTGGTGTCGGACGCGCCGACAGGTGACGCAACCTTGTTGCGTTCCTCGACCGTTCCTGCCAGCAGTCCGCTGACAGTACGGTCAATGAGTTGACCGGCAGTAGTCACTTCTTCTTCGGCTTTTTCTTCACTTCAGCCATTGACAGGGCAGGGCCGAACGAGGCAGAACCAGGGCCGTTGGAACTGGTCCGCTTCTTGTTCTTCATGTACAAACCGCCGTAAACAGTCATCACTTCACCATGCCTTACAAGACCAGTAACGGGCCTTCGTTTTCGGACCAGGATCATCACAATTATGGCGCGCACGGAAACTCGCCCGACGAGCAGGATCCTGCTTCTTGATCTTCATGTTCGGATCACCAAACGTGACACGCTTCACAGCGTCACCGTCGTTCACGAACACAACAGACTTCTTCCGACCATACCCTGGTTCACCTTTACGGATACGGCGAGGCGAGTTCAACTCGACGTTCTTGCCACGGTAGACAGCCATGCGCCCATTGTACTACAGGATTCCGGTTTCGATCTGAGAACGATGTTCCGCTTTCTGTTCCAGATTGCGGGCACCATCAACCGATGCAGGTTGCAACCCGTCGCGCCGCAACCGTTTGTATGCATCCATGTCTTTCTCCCAGCGGCGTTCCGTAGCGTTCACCGATGCTGCGTGGTTTCTGCGGGACGGCATCGCTGACGAAGCGAACGCCACACCAGCGATACGGCAAGCGAAGCAGCCTTCGACGTTCAGCTCGGGATGGGTTTCTTGATGTTTCATGTCACGAAATGTAGTCGCCGTAACCGGCGGCAGTAAGAGCAGCAACCTCGTCCGCATCAACCGGATGATCGTGCCCACCATAATAAGTGATCGTCACCGTTGACATGTCAGCGGGTTCGTTCTCAACGTAGGTGCCGTCATCGAGTTTGAACACGTTGCGTCCACGGGCTTGCGGAGCGATATGGCGCAACAGCCGGTACGCTCGTCGCTTGTCCTCACCCCACGGTGTTTCAACATCAAAATCGGACAAGTTGAAAATGTTGTCGGTTGGTGGTGTAAATGTCGCCATCATGTCACCTCGTAGCCTGCTGCGACCAGGTCTGCTTTCTCGTCTTCTGACACAAAGTTGTTGTGCCCACCGTAGTACACAATGTTGACAACGCTCGGGTCGATCTGGTCAATGTTGGTGTAAGTGCCGTCTGTGAGCTTGTACACGTTGCGGGCACGGATTCCTTGTTCCATGTAGCCGAATAGGCGGTGGCGTGCGGTGTTGGTTCGGTATGAGGCCCACGGGAACCGGTCGTCGGTTGGTGGTCGGAAGATGAACAGTTTGTTCCACAAACTTTCGGAGGTTCCTGTGCCGGTGCCTGTGCTGTCTCGACGCAGGATTTTTGCGCTTACGATGCTGTGTGTTCCGGTTCCTGTGCCGGTTGCTTCGCGTGGCGCGATGTGCAGGCCGAGGCCGGTGTCGCCTGTGGTTGCGCCTCCTGCGCCGTATCCGGTGCGGAGGTGACCGACAACAATGGTGTTGTTTGAGGTGCCTGTACCCGAGCCTGTTGCAACACGGTCACGGGTGATGACACGAACGGTGGTGGAGGTGCCTGTCCCCGAGCCTGTCGCAATGCGTGGTGCGATGTGGAGGCCGGAAGCGTCGAAAGATGAGGTGCCGGTCCCTGTTGCGGTGCGTGGCGCAATATGCAGCCCGGTGGCTGTTTCGGTGCTTGCGCCGTTGCCTGTGGCGGTGCGTGCCCGTATGACGGCGCGTGTGGCGGTCGAGGTTCCTGTGCCGTCGCCTGTGGCGGTTCGGGCATGGATTTCTGCACCGTTGTAGGTGAGGTTCGACGCGCTGTAGGTGAACCCGCTGTCGTTGTACAGGCGGGCCATCGGTTATTCCTCGGCGGGTTGTTCGGCAGGTATCTGTTCCTGCAACATGCGTATCTGTACTGTTTGAGCGCAGATTGTCAATTCTTTTGGAAATTGACGTTCCATTTCGCGAATCAGTTCAACGGGTTCAATTTTCATGCTTCCTCCAATGGTAGCCACTCGGGGATAGTCGCTGACAGGACGATGGTGTCCTTGTCTGCTGGCATCGTAGCCACATCCGGGTCGTCCAACAGTTCCCGTGCTCGTGCTTCGTACACCCGCCCGTAGACACGAGCGACACGTTCAGCAACGAGATCACGGATCAACCGCTCAGGCGATGGCGACTTGACTGCGAGTGCGTGCCACTCAGCGTCAGTCAGGTCTATGGTGATCTGTCTCATATCGTCTCCAATGCTCTCAGTCTTGCCTCTATCGCTTGAACCGCACCGACGACATCAGCCATGATCGCCTTGCTGTCGTATGCCATGACCTTCGCTTGAGCGAGCAGTTCGTCTGTCGTTACGTCTTGCTCGTCTGCTTCACGCAGCAGGCTCTCGGTCTTGTCCCACCCGAAGGTCGCCATCACACGATCAACCTCTGCGACATCTTCTGCTATGAATCCCCGGAACACATCGAACTCCATGTAGTCGGTAGGGAACTCGCTAGCGTCCCGCTTCCATGTGAACTCAACCGGCTTGAGTGCGAGCACCCGTGAGAGCGATGCGCTGTTGTCTACCTCGACGATGTTCTCCTTCAAGTCTCGCCTAGAGAAGTTCGCTCCCAACCGACCGCTACCGTCGATGTAGCAGTCATAGGTAGTGGCGTTCTGAGCCGTTATGTATGCCGAAACTCCTTGCAGGCGCATAGCAGAGTCGGTGTAATAGGAAGCCCAGTTGTTCGACCCACGGAAATACAGTTGGGATGTCCCCCATCCACTCATGCCACCGCAAGCAATCATGAATCCTGTGTGCTCCGGGTTCACGCCACCCCAGTAGGTGTCGGTCTCAAACTGGATCGACGAGTGATTCGCATAGGTGCCGTTGATCGCTGCTTCCCCTTCGTCACCGAAGATGACCAGACCGTCCTGCGTGTTGATCGTGCCCTCAGCGTCGATGCCGTTACGTGGCAAACTCATGTACCCGTCATCGAGTGTCATGTCTGTGGAGCCGTCCGAGATGAACGTGTAGACATCGGTGCTGTCGTTGTATTGGAGATAGTCGTTGTTCGCCCACTTGATCTGTGCGGGACCAGACAGGTCGAGGCCGTTTCCTCCGGTGATGTAGAACGTGCTGTTCGATGTACCGCCACCGTCAAGTAGCAGGGTCGAACCGTTGTTGCTGAGTTGCGGAGATGTGTCGTTGTTCGGTCCACGGAGATAGACAATCCCACCTGCCCCGGCAGAGATGTAAGTGTTCGTGCCGTCTGTCAGCACGCTGTACTCTTGGCTGTTCATGTTCGCAGTACCGAACATCCCTAAGGCAGCGTTCGCTTGCCAGTTGCGCATTACGAGGCCACCGTCTGGGCCTTCAGCCGTCAACGACCCACTGGCCTGTACGTCGCCATTCGTGTTGAGACGCAACACCTGAGTGTACGACCCGTCATACCAATAGGTTGTAAGCGAATCGCTCTGCGTTCCCCTCGGCCCACTCATATGCCAGTAGTTGGCGTTTGTCTCTTTGTGGAAGTTGATGCTGTTCGGGTAGTTGCTGGTCGTCCCTTCCAGCATGATCTGACCGCCACCACGAATCGTAATGTCGTCGTTCACATCAAGAATCGTGGAAGGGCTAGTCGTGCCGATACCGACATTGCCAGACGAATCAATAACCATTTCGTTAGAACCAGAAGTGCGAAATGCCAACAAATCTGTCGAATGGTCGTAAGACAAACCACCCGCAGCATTGTTATCAGGGTCAATGAACCGTAGATATCCAGTCCCCGAGTTCGGTGTAGCAACCTCAATCGTCGCATCACCTGACGACTCAACAATCAAACGAGCCTCAGAATTATGGGACGTTACACCAGAACTCCCATCGGCAACATGAAGAAACGTGCTGGGGCTGGTTGTGCCAATACCGACACGATTATTAGCATCATCGACAAATAACGGGGCACCATCCAACAACGCCAACTCAATAGCCTCAACAGCATCATTCACATCAGCATGCTGCCCAGCATGATCAGGAGAATCCAGCGTATCACCAGAAGTCGGATTCGTAAACGAGTCAAGCCCGCCAGGAAAATTCGTTGCCATCAGTCCAACGTCAACGTCAACGAAGTGATCTGAAACGTATCACCAGCAGTCACCGCAGCAGAAGAAGCCAAACCACCAGACCACAAACAATTCCCAGCAGACGAAGCATCCCACAACGACCAATGCGAATACGTCTCAGACGCAGCAACATCCGTCCACTCAACCGTCGCAGACGACACCATCGACCCACCAGAAGCAGCCCCAAACGTCACAGCCTGACGATCAGTCTCAGACGCAGCATTCGACGTGCCAGCCTCACCAGGATCACCCGTATGCAACTGCAAATACGCGTTCGCCACGCTAAACGCCGTCCCACTCAACGTATCCAACAACTTGTTCTCAGCGTAATTAGAAATACTCATCTCAGCTCCACGATAGACGTAAACCCATTGTACACCAGTAGAAACGGCAAAAGCCCGCCGTCACCGAAGCGACGACGGGCCTCACCGAACTAAAGCAGATCAGGCATTCGCACCGATCGAAGACGACGACTCGATCCGGCGAAGCGAAGCCTCACGGAACCGGCCATAGCCACCCAACCAATACCAGCCGACCGGCTGGAACCGCTCCAACGTGTCCACAACAGGGCCACGCACAATGCGAGGAAGCGAACCGTTGCCATCAACAACCGAATGGGCCTTAGCGAGAGCCTGACGGCCCATCACCAGCGTCGCATACACATCGATGTCACCGGCAGAACCAGCACCATCAGAAGCGTCAGCGAACAGCGGCGCACGCGGAGTCTCAATGAAACGGACACCTTCGAACGCACCGATCTCACCGTTGTAAATCATTTCGGTGTCAACATAGACATGCGGGTCACGCCACGCTGCCGCACCAGTCTCCGACCGGAGATCGTAAGACACGTCAGGGTGGATGAAGCCCATGTACAGGCCGTTGAACGTCGGGACGTTGTCGCCACGCAAAGCAGCGGTCACCTTACGGATGTCGTTCGCCTCGATCTCGTCTTCCACGGCAACCGTGGTACGGCTCGTCGGGGTGGAGGCACCGCCGCCACCATAAACGACGTTCGAACCGCCAGCGAGAACAGTTGACACAACGGTGTCAAGCGAGATACCGGCGTTGTAACCAACGACGTTCGCAGCAACCGTGTCAACATCAAGGAACGAGGTGCCACGCAACTTGGCGGTGGTGAGAACGGCGTTACCGTACTCAGCTAGGGTCACAGTAACCTGCGAGTCGCTCATAGCGACGGGGGTCACATCGCTCGCCTCAGTCAGCGTCGAAGTAGCAGCAGCAAGATCATTGAAGATCGTGAAAGTAACCGACGAACCGGGCATCGCCTGCTGGGTCGGCATCACATCAGCGACACCGTCAAACAGAAGCTCGGAACGAAGAGCAAAATAGGCCAGCCGGTCAAACGCCGCCTGGTCAACGGAAAGGGATGAAGTCTGGGTATAAGCCATGAGGGATTACTCCTGTGGAGACGTGCCCTCTGTGGTTCAGAGGGCGTTGGATTGTGCTTTTGCTTGGGCCAACAATTGTTCAACTTCTGCCGGTGACTTCGCCTGGTTGATCCGATCCAAGAAATCGACGGGTGGTTCCCCGCTTGAACCGGCAGCAATCTCGTTGGAACGCTGCCATGTTCCTGCTTCTTGACGGACCTGTTCGGCTTTGTCATCCCGAATCAGTTGAGCCTCTAGAGCGGCTTCACGGATGGCTTCGGGGGTCAGATCGCCTTCGTAGCCTTTCACGAAATACTTTGCCATCGGGGAGGACGGATCTACTCCGGCCTTCACGAAAGCGAGTTCTCGTGCGGCTGCCGAGGCTTCTGAGGCTTTGGCCTTCAGTTCGGCGTTCTCTGTTTCGAGTTGCTTCATCCTGTCGCGCAACGGGTTGCGGCCAGAATCCTGCTCGTCGTATTCGAGGTCGTTGTCCAAGTTGTACACTCCTTCGCCCAACCATCGACCGGAGGCAGTCGGTGGTGCTGCTATGTCTCCCATTGCTGGGGTTCCTGCCCACGTTGGGCATCGGCATAACTATACCATGCTGTGGATCGTTATGTGGAGCAGGAGGGAATCGAACCCTCGTACCGTGAAGTTCCGCATGCGGCTTTCGACACGGGCTAAACCAGTTCTGCCCCTTATTGTAGGCCGGTGATCTCTGCGCCTTGACCGGCGAACTGGCCTCCAGTTTCGAACTGTGCTTGCCGTTGTCGGGCACGTTGACGCAACCGTTGCTGTGCCGCAGCGTTAGTGCCGAACACGGCACCGACCTGTTCTTCTTGAGTGAACCCACGTTCACCGGCCTGAGCTTCACCGGTCGTTGTCTGGAACACCTCGCCGCTCGTACCGATAACACCGAACCCTGCTTGCGCCTGTTCCTGTGTGACACCTGCCCGAGCCAACTGTTCGGCCATACCAGCCTCAATTTGCATGCCAGCCTGACGGGCCTCACCAGCGATCTCAGCTGAACGTGCCTGTCGAAGCAACAACGGTGTCGCCTTCTCTGGGTCAAGGAAATATGCGGCAAGGTCACCGTCACCCAACCCGTACAATCGTCGCATCTCAGAGATAACTTCGGGGTCGGCGTTAGCGATCGCTTCATAACCCTGGTTGACTCGTTCTGCGACTTCTGCGATGGACACGTCGTTGGAGATCAACATGTCGGTCACTTCTTTGTCGGTGTAGAACCCTGTTGGGAGTCCGCTGTTTCGGAACAGGCTGCGGTACTGGTTTTCGAGCGCCAAGTATTCGCCTTCTGATAGGGCGTTGAGTCCTGCGCGTCGGCGTGCGTCGTTCCCCGAGAACCGTTGCTCGTATTCGGGGCGTTCACGTATCCGACCGACAAGAATGTTTTCGTCAAGGATGTTTTGTTTGAACACCATTTCGTTGACGAAATCTCGGAG